GGCGTGTCGACTGGCGGTTTTGGCTTGGACTTTAATCCATTACCTGCCAGAACTCCACCAAGGGAACCAGTTAAGAAGATCGAAAGTGTCTTTAGTAGATCTATGAATGCGGCGTCGTTCGGAGCTTGATTACCTATCGGCTGAGTAACGAAGATAAGCGCGTAAGTAATGCCCAGCGTTACGATTAAGAAGACAGCCGCTAACGTTGCTCCGATTATAAGAATGAGCTGCGCGTGGACTTCTTCTGGACTACGGCGTCGGGTGTGTCTCATGTGATACGTCTCCAAGGACGTCTTTAGTGCACGTTCCAGTAACGACGCACTGTGGCGGCTTGCATTCTGGCTTTTCCCAGTTTTCGTATTCTTGGCATTCATAACGAATCCAGCCCTGATAACCACAAGCGGAAAGCCCAGCCGAAAGGACTAAGGCCAGACTTCCCGCGAGTAGTTTCCGAGTCACTTCCCCGATAACCCGAACGCTGTATCTTTAGGATTCAACCAGCGAAGAATTACAGGCAGAACGGCGGCAAGGCCCGCCATGCCGATCGCCTTCGGTTCTGTAACTCCAGCCATGTAAACAGCGATAGACGCAGCTAAGAAGCTACGCGCCCAGCTTGCGAGTAACGGCTTTAAGTTTTCCATCTTTCTTCTCCTTAATCTTCGGCTTCGCTGCCGACTGAGTAGGTACTTCGACGACTGGATAATCGCCAGCATAAGCCACGAACTTAGGACGTCCGAAGCCTACGACTTCTTTCCCACTAAGGAACTCTCGCTCCTTAATCATTACCATTCCGCCGTTACGTTGATCGCCAGTTCCCGAAGTATTACCTTCGATCGTGATTACTGTCTTGAACTTAACAGCTACGACTATTCCGATGTGGCTAATACGGTCGACTCCATCATGCGGAAAGTCCATGAATGCAAGATCGCCTATCTTAGGTTCTGCGACGACCCAGCGATTCACTTCTTTAAGTTTGTGCGCTCCCGCAGCTGTAGACACCATCGACGGAAGTTTTACGCCCGCTTCATGGAAGCACCAATTAACGAAAGATCCGCACCAAGGTAGGCCGTCGGCTTTCGTAAACTTTCCGTACTTCGTAAGGTTATCGCCTTCTTCTACGGTGCCGACTTCTTTAAGTGCTACTTCCACCACTGCCGCAGCTGTACCGATTGGGTAGGTCATGACAGTAATAACTTCGCTTCGGCTTCTGTGATGTTTAAGCGATCAAGTAATGCGGCCTTGGCGATAGATTGCGCTTCTAGTTCTGCTTGACGGGCTTCGGCTAAAGCTTGATCTTCTTCCCACTTGGCAAGTTCTTCCGCATTCATCTCGCGCTCTATCACTTGATCTGTTTCGCTGTTATGTTCTTGAACCATTGGCTTACTCATTAGTTCACTCCAAAAATGTAGATGTTACCTTGGGCTATAAAGTTTCCTGCGCTCGACCATGAGAAGTCGAGACGGTTAATCGGATTGGCTCCACCTGTTCCGAATGTTGAACCACTAAAGCCGCCGAAGCTGTATCCAGTACCGAATCCGCCAGTAGCGTAAACTCCATAAGATCCGTTAAACGTATGGTTTCGGCTTTCTGTGTATTGGTTAATAGTGAAACCACAAGCATTACGGCCGACGCTTGTCGTGGTCATGTCTGTAACAATGTCACAACCTGTAGAACCTGTAATCGTTTGACCTGAACCATTCGCGAATCGGAATTCCGCCGTTCCTGTTGATAAAGACGTGGAACCATTATAAGGATTAAGTCTTAAGTTACCCGTACGATCTGGCCTAAAGTTGTCGATGTAGATAAATAGATCTTTATAAGATTGAGAGATCGAAGTAATCGAAACCGAAGCAACCGCCGTAATCGCTGTGGTACTTAACAATGTAAGCGAACCACCCGCGACAGCTGCCCATTTCATTCCAGTAGCTTCGGCAGAGTCGGCCGTTAATACTTGGCCATTCGTTCCGACCGCTAATCGACTGAAAGCATCCGCGCCAGTTCCAGCAACAAGATCGCCTTTAGCGTCAATCGCTGTAGCCATCGAGTTAGTAATCGTCACCGCGCCAGAAGTTCCGCCGCCTGAGATACCCGTTCCAGCTGTTACCGCTGTAATGTCGCCGACGTCGTTAGTGATCCAAGTAAAGTCCATGTTCGTATTAGAGTTCTTGGAAAGAATCTGGCCAGTAGTACCGCCCAGAAGATCGCCCATAGACGTATCTATAGCGTTCCCCAGAGTACGGATCGCAGCTGCGCCGTCTTTTACTAGGTCTGTGTCGTCTGGTTCTTCCCAGCCGAATAACGGACTCGTGGCCATGTTTGCTCCTTTATGCGACTACTGTCGCGTTGTTCCAGATAAGTGTAGAAGATAAAGTATTCCAGCTCTCGGCGACACTCACGTTTTCCCATTTCATCGACTGCAAGCTGAAAGCCGTAGGACTGAGAGTAAGAGTTAGGTCGAGTCTGTTTACTCCAGCCGAGAATCTCCAGCCTTCGACGAAGCCCTGAAAGCGTCCTAGCAAGATGTTCGGCGGAAGATTATTTATGTCTAACGGTAGACCCATAAACACGTTTAGAAGTGCGTCTCGATCTGAGTCGTCTATGTTGCTATTGGCCAGCGTGTAAGTAATGGCTTGGAATTGGGCTTGCGGGAATGCTCGAATGCCTAAATAGAACTCGGCCTGAGATTCCGCGTCGGCGGCGTTATGTAAGGTCGTCGGGATTGTGTGAGCTTGTTGTCCATAGATAGCGATGGACTGAGTATTACTAGCTGTTTCTTGGCCGCCATTATTGTATTGGACAGTTACGTTATTGCGAACGTCTGAGATTCTTTTAATAGTTGCGATCGAAGAAGTAAGAGCGTCTTGGGCTGAGATAACTGTATAACCGTTCGTCGATAGATACTGGCTTCTGTGCGTACTATCGGCGTACCCGATTCGGCCCGATGAATCTTCGTAGATGTAACCGAGTCCAGAATTAGCCAGAGAACTTACTAAAGTATAAACGTCTGTAATAGAAGCCGAACGAGCTGCCAGTTCGTAATCGCCTCGCTGATCTATTTCGCCGAGACCTACGTTCTCCGCGTTAGCCCATGTCGTCGTTGCCTCATAATTAGACCACGTTACCGCGGGAGCGACTTCGTTCCAGTTATTAAGAAGTAGTTCCGAAAGAATTGTGTAGATCTGATCGCCATCGAAGTCTTTAGATAAGACGCCTTCTGTAAGACTTACTGGAAGTTTAGATAAGGCTCCGAGAGCTGTTAGACGGATAATCTGATTCGATTGCGTTCCGCTGCTATTGACGACCGAGACTTGAATGTCTGTAACGTCTCCGCCGAATAAGTTAACGAAAGTTCCCGTAGAGTTTTTAACTCTAATCAAGACGTTATCGTTCACGTCGATAGTAAGCGGAGACTCGTCTAGATTAAGAATCTCTATGGAACAGTAACCCGCTCTAGGCTGGGAGTAAATGTCCGTTCGCCCAGATGTAATTGTGACGTTCGTTAGCGTTAGATTGACGTACTCGGTTCCACCGTTTATCTGGATCGACCATTCGGGAGTCCAGACGCTCATTAGACGCTCACTAGTGCGTTATAGCCACCGCCGCCGCGAGCAGCTGAACGGTTAAGAATGTCTACGATAGTTCTAGCCGTACCTTCTGCGTCTATCGCGCCGTTTACGGTAATGTTAAAGACGTTCGCTCCTGATCCGCTAAGACGATTATTGGGAGTAATCATTCCGCTAGTGTTAGGCGTGAATAGTTCTGGGCCACGCTCTCCGACTAGGTAAGAAGTGCCGCCCGCGACTGGGCCGCCGTTAGCTCTAGCACCGCCTATTTCTCCGATAATAGTGCCGATAATTCCAGCCTGTCCTAAGAATAGGCTCTTATTACTATTTACTAAATTAACGATCTTCGACATCTGATCGTATGCCTTAGTTAAGAATCCGACTAACTGCGAGAATCCTGTAATTAAAGTAGCGACTAAGTTACTTATGCCCATGAGTGCAAGCTTTAAGTTATTGCCAAGGATAGGCGCGAAGTATTTACTAATAAACTCGAAGATGTTTTTAAGTAACTGCAAGAACGGAGCTAACTCTGTGGAGTTGTCCGCGACCGCTTTTTTAATTGTATTGAATGCGTAACTAAGACCTTCGAGGACTGGGCCGATTACTTTACCGATGGCTGGAATAACTGTGTCATAAAGGAAAGTCCACCAAGCGCGTAAGATTGGAAGTAAGTCATCTCTTATGGCTCTAAAGATTGCGCCGAATGCTGGCCCTAAAGTTTTACCTAAAGTTTCCGCTACAGCTGTGATCGCTGGAATACCCTTATCGACGAAGCTAGAGACTAACGGAGTGATGGCGTCAAGAATGTAAGAACCTACAGTCTCTTTAGCCTCATCGAATGCAACAGTAAGACGGGCCATCTTGCCTTGGAATGTGTCGGCTTGGATCGAGGCTTGCTCGTCGAAAGTAGCAGACAGCGCGAGCATGGCGGCGTCGAAGTCTTTAGTCTTTATAATTGTCTCGTCGATTGGAACGCCGAGCTTCTTTAGAGCTGCGAAGTTCCCGTCGTAGGCCTTGGCTAATGCTTCGGAAACCGCGGATAAACTCTTCCCAGTGCCCGCACTAACGTCCAGCGCGATCTGTTGAAGTCTCTGGGCTTCCGTAACGTCCTTAGTCGACCGAACTAGGCGATCAAGGCTCGGCCTTAGATCGTCGTCCGTCACGCCCGTAGCTAGAGACGTTTTAGTTATGTAAGCCTCGGTAGCCTTAATCTGGGCCGTAGTCGCGCCTGTAACGTTCTGTAATGTAGTCGCGAGCTTGGCCTGAGCTGCTTCGTCTGCAATGGCAGACTTAACGCCGTCGATAAGTAACTTTCCAGCATAAGCCGCAGCTGCCGCGCCAGCTAGTGCGAAAGCAGCTCCAGCCTTCTTAGCGAAGTCTCCTACTTTAGATCCGAATCCTTCGACTTCATCTTGCGCGCCTTTAACGCCCTTCTTTAATTCGTCGAAGTCGGCGTCGAAAGTAATCTTTATCTTCGGAATGCCCGCCATTACTTTAGCCTCAATTCGTTTGCTATCTGTTGCACCATGAGCGAATACTCGCGCGCTACTACTGGAACGTAGAAGTCTACAGCGGGAGCGATCCAGTAGCCTCGCTTGTTATAAGGTGTCTTAAAGCGATTCGTAAACACGCGACCGATAGAGTCGACGCCACCATGAGAGCCGTATTCGGTTCCCCATAACAGCGCGCCCGCTGGCGCAGCTTGTCGCTTAACTTTATTACCCTTGCCACTCTTAGACGCTTCTCCGCCATAAGGACGACCGACTTTCTTAGGGCCGCCGATGTCGACACGAACGAGACGATCGCGTGGAGTCTTGATCGTCTGAACTACGAGCTTCGTCTGTGGAGCTGGAGCGGATAAGCCGCTCATCATTAACTGGCCCGCTAACCGCTGCGATAAAGGCTGCGCGCGATCTCTAACGAGCTGTTGATACTCGGCTGGGAATGAACCCAGTAAACCTAGAAGATTCTTAAACTCGTAAGGATCGACAGTAATGGCATAAGTGCCGCGGCCGCTTTTATCTGCCATTCTGCCTCTCCAGAATCTCTATTCCTGTAAGAACGTCTTCTGCCGTCTTCCACTCGCTCATCGGGATTCGACTAGCGATCGCTAACTCTATGAGTGCGCGATTTAAGCTTCCGACGGGCCAGCTTTTGGGTCCGACTTCTTACTAGTAATTCCTTCAACAGTCTCTACCCAGATCTCGAAAGGCTTTACAGGATTCCCAGCTGCTTCGCGCTTCATCGCGTGATAGGCCAAGAACGTAAGCCCTTCGAGTCCGAGTTTAGATTCTGCTTCGTTCACTGTTGCATTGAACTTACGCTCCCACTTAACCCATTCTGGAACTGCCGCCACGTAAGTAGCTTCTTCTCCTGATAGGTACTGGACTTCTAGTTCTAGCTTCATTTTTGCTCCCGATTCTTTTCTTAACTAAATGTTTCTGTAGGTGTTCCCACGACTGTAAAGCTCATGCTAACAGTCTGAGCGTCTGGCGATGATCCGCCCACGCTTGGAAAGATTGGTAGAACGTTAAACGCGAATACTGCGCCTGTTACAGCTGTCATAGATACAGCTAGAACAGTGTTAGGCGCGCCTTCGGCTGCATTCCATAGAGCTTCGCAGAGTGAATCCGCTGCGCCCCAGTCTGCAAGCATTTCGACGTCGAATGTCCACTGCTTATCTACGGACTTATACGCTGGGCCATAAAGCGTCATGTAACGATCTATTGTTACGTCTCCGCTTAGTGTTGCGCTTGTTGCTTGCTCGTTATAGTTTTTGGTCGCGATCGTAACCGAAAGATCGCGCCCTGTTATTACGGTCGTGGCCATGGTTTATCTCCTAGTTTGTTTGTGTGTAATAAGTTGCTACGGGAATCTCTAGGGCGAGAATCTCCGACGCTCCTACTGTGACGTTAATCGGATTCGTTACGTCTCCGACTTCGTACCCTGTCGGCAAGGCCGCCAGAATGCTAATAGCGAGCTGCTCGATGTTATCGAGTGCGCTCTGATTATCGTAGATCGCTACGCCTACGGTAATTACTAAATTAACTTTAAGTTTGACGTTCGCCTTGCTTAAGAAGTTCGGCTGTAAGTAGGGAGTGCTCGGAACGATCGCCGCGAATGGAACGATCGGAGCTTCTGGAACTGAGTCGTAAACGTTAGCCGCTACTCCCGCGATGGCTGTCTTTAGCGGATTGCGAACACTGGAAAGAATAGAACTGGCTGGCATTATCCGACCATCGTCTCGACGTCGATGTAATTACCAAGAAGCCCGATTACCCGATTAAGTAATGATCGGCCCATTCGATACGGAGTCGAAGCGAAGTCGACGCCTTCAATCTGGCCGCCCGCAGCTGTGCGAGATTGGAAGACTTCAATAGATACCGCGTAGATTGCGGATTCGATGGAAGAGTTACCGACGTAAAGAGTCGCGGCAGAATAGCCGCTAAGAGTTGCACTTCCATTCGGAATAATCTGGCGACGTGTTACGTCCGAAGAAGTAAGAGCGGCCGAGAATGAAGTGTCTGTTATCTCTGTAACTGTGTGCGTAGCAGTGAATGGAGCTGGAAGACCAGCTACGACGATCGACTGTCCTACGACGAAAGTGTGAACGCGACGAGTGTAGAACGTAGCCACGTTTGACTTTAATTCGTACTCGATTACAGCTGTCGAGTTCTGAACTAGTAAAGGGAGAATCGCTTGCTCGGCTGTGTCGATGATGTCATCGAGATAAGAATCTGAATAAAGGGAAGAGCTAACGCCTAGGACGGATCGCAGCTGTGACGCTGTAATTATTGCTGGCATTAGCTCTTCCCTTCTTCTGCTCGACTAGCTCGGGAGCGAACTAGTCGATGATTGACTTTAGGCGATTACGCCTTGTTATTTTTGAATGCGCCCGCTGCGATCTTGGTCGCTAGTGCGCCGTAACCGTAGTAGCCGACAGTAATCTGGCCAGAAGCGATTACGTCTGCGCGTAGGCGGAACGTAGGTCCTTCATACCATGTGTAAGCGTCTGGGTTAACGACTAGAAGAGTTCCGTCGCCATCGCCCGCGTTAGTTGGATCTACGTATAGATCTAAGCCCGCGACGTTACCGATAAGTGAATCTGGACGAACGACGCCGCCCGCGTTCTGTGGCTGTGAAGCGTTATAGATTGGACGTCCTGAATCGTTAAGTGTCATCAAGTTAGCCCACTGGCCAGTTGACGCAATTAGTGACTTAGCGAATGGACGTGGAAGTCCAGCTGTGGCCGCGTAAACAGAAGCAGCTCCACGAGATACAACTCCGAGAAGTTCCGCAGCTGTTGGATAAGTAGCTGTAGTAGTTCCGTCTAGTGTCGCGCCTGAAATTAGCAAGCCGTTAACGTAAGCGTTTTCTGCCTTCGCCTTAGCTGCTGCCATGTTGCGAATTAGTTCATCGAAGAACGCTGGAGAAGTACGATCTAGAAGCTCGACAGAGAATGTCTGCTGTCCAGCGAACTTCTTAACGTCTACAGTAATGAAAGCTGCGTTCTGGTCTGTGTCGCTCATTGGTGAAGCGTCCTCGGCGAGAACTGCCACTGTAGGCATCTGAGTAATCTTAGGAATCTCGAACGTCATGCCCGCGTCTGGAAGTGTTCCGCGTGAGATTGCGTCGATAGATGGACGGATAAGAGTAGATAGTCCGTTAACTACTTCTGCCATCTGGCGAGTAGGCACTAGGCCCGCGTTGTCTGTTGTGTTATCCGCTGCGAGAACGTACTGGCGAGCTTGATCGTCGCCCATCGCTGCGCGAATAGTGTTTTCCACGTACTTAGCAGCTGTGAACTCTAAGCGTGGCTTGGTGAATGATCCGCCTACGATTGGCTTCGCTGCGGCTGTGATTGACTGAGCAGCTTCGACCGTCTCGACGGTTTCCGCGTTTGTGACGGTGTTGTCCACTTCGTCTCCTTCTGTTGTTGGTGTTACTTCCTCTTCCACTGTGGAATCGGAAAGTTCGTCGGCGAGTTCTTCGCCTTCTGTTGCAGCTACTTCGCTAACGCGCGCGGATCTAACCGCTGGCTCTGTTACGAGTGCGACTCCAGTTAATTCTCCAGCAAGAACGCGCATAACGCCGTCCTTCTGCATGATGTAATCATCGACTGCTAATTCGATAGAGAATCCATCGCGTAAACCGTCCATCGCTTCCGTAAGTGCGTCGGTTCCCGCTGTTGTGTTAGTAATCTTAAACACTGCGTCGATCGAATCTTCGTTTAGTGTCATGTCCATAGTTTTACCGATTGGACGAGTGCGATCGTGTTCTAAATTAAGTTTTACACTAGCTGGAGCGATCGAACCTTTCGCGAATACGACTCTTCCAGTAGAAGCGTTCGCTTCTTCCTCGAATGCCACGATTCTTCCGCTAATAGTGCGAGAGTTAGAATCTGCCGCTGTTATGTTCATTGGTGTAGTTAGTTTCATAGAAGTAGATCCTCTTCTTCTCTTATTTCGTCGATCGACATGGCACCGATTCGATTAAGTATCTCGTAAACCTGCGCGCGTTCCATTGGATTACCACGTAAGAAGTCGTCTAGATCGAACTTAACGTCTTGTCCTAGTGGAGTGAAGTCGCTTAAACTCATTCGCTGTTCTATGCAAGTCATCAGAGGACGCAGAGAATAATCGACGAGAGAACGCCTCTCCGTTACAGCGTTGGAGTACGTGAAGCTGTTAGGTTCTGCACTCGCGAAATAAGCTGGTAGACCGGCCGCGCGACATAATTCTAAAGCTAGGTATCCGCGCGCTTCGTTAAGTTGTAAGTTCTTAGGATCGTAACCGACTGTCTCGATAGACACGTCACCATTCAAGAATGTAACAGCTTTAGAAGTTCTATTCTTAAATGCCGATACGAGTGCAGCTACACGATCTTTTGGAAGTGCTACGCCAGAGTTCTTCAAGATAGTTTGTGGATTCGGGTTAATTGCGAAGTCGTAGGCTGTTTTTTCTAACGCCGAAGCTGCGCGAATAGTGCGACCCGCTCGGTTTAAGATTCCTTCATCGAGTCCAGTGAAGACTACTAGTTCGCTTGGATCTATTACGCTTCCATCAACAGAATAACCGTCGATCTCTGTACCGTTAGCGTTAGTCGTAACAGTTACGCGAACTGGATCTATTCTTTCCATCGCTTGAATGCGACCAGTGTCGGCATAACGCTGCATTACACGCGCGTAACCGTAACCGTAGAACAGAATGTCCTCGGCAAGCCATGACCAGAACGCAGACCCAGCGATTCGCGGATCTGGCTGATTTATAACTCTTGGCTGTTGAACCTTTTCACCTGTCGCGATGTTACGAGTGTGCATCTCGAACGATCCTAGAGTCGTGCAGATAATGTTACGCGCGCGAGCTAAAGCTGGAACGCCCATCGCTTCCGTACGAGTAGCGGTCTGATTACCCATAAAGTAATAGCCGCCGAGAGAGTTAAGAGTGTTTACAGGGTAAAGCGATTCTGCAGCGTCGATGCTGATAGAAGCTGGAGACGCAGCGTTAACCTTCGGAACGAATAGATCGAATAATCCCATGTCGCAATTCTACGAGAAGCCTTTACATCTAGCCGACCATGATGTCAAGATCCATCGGTGGGCGTGTCGCGTAGTGTGTGACGAAGGCCGTCGCAACCGTCGCGCATACAGTCGACTGAGAAGCTCTCCGCCCGATAGTCCAGCCACCATCTCCGAACGGAAGTCTCGCAGCTGATAAGATCTGCTTGGAGAGTTCTGTCTGTTTCGGGTCGTGTCGTAATCTCTTCGATGTGATCGCTCCTAACAATTCGTCGCAAGCTTGGCCGTACAGTGCGCCGTCGATGTCCGAGATCGGGATACCCGCTGGAACTAACCGCGCAGCTATAGCCGAAGCTGTTCTCTTAGAATAAGCCACTGTCTCGACTGGATACTGTTTTACATAGGGAGCGATGTCGTTTGCGATCGCTTTATCGTCCAAGTTAATCGGATTATGCCAAGTGTGTAAGAGCTTGACGAAGAATCTCTCGTCGTCGATTTGTTGGGCGGCCACTAATGCGGCGTCGCGACGATTCGGACTTACGTCGATGCCCAGCCAAGTCGTCTTCTCTGGATCAAGCTCCAAGCCTTCTTCTCCACACTGATTCCATTCTTCGGCTGGAATAGCTGCCGAGATCGTGGCGACCCATCTACATAGGACTTCCGTCTTTACGACATCTGGCGGATCGTTGAGAACGGCCCGAATGTTATCGATGTGGACTGTGTGGCCGAGTGCTGGATTAGCCATCGCCGCACCTTTCCAGAATGCGGGAGTGTCGTCGATCTTCTCGTAATTCGATGACCATTCATAATAAGCGATGTCATCGCCCTTAGCTGCGCTCATTCCACGCTCGCGGAGCGCATTAAGAACTAGGCTGTGTTGGTCTCCTGCGTTACTGAGTGTCCACAGCTGCGACTAAGTTATCTGGATCATCTGATCCGCCTCGAGCTACTGGGATTACATGATCGCAGGTATTAGCTTCCATTCCACACCAGAAGCAGATCCAACCATCACGATTCAAGATCCTAAGGCGTAGCTTCTTCCATTGTGTCGAGTTACTCTTACGCTGGGAATGCAGAGTCATTAGTAGAAGTTCCTATCTTGATGGAAAGCCCAAGCCTTGCATGGAGTTTGATAACGTATTGTGACATAACGAAGCGTGGCATCTATTTGTCTGAATGGATCGAGATCTCTGTAATGCTGTGACCTCATCTGACCTAGACCGTAATGGCTGCCGTTCTTAGCTAAGTAGTTCCATCTGGATTCTTTAGTGATGATCTTGTTAAAACATTGGAACTCTTTATAGTCAAGGATTCGACTATGTGCGTAAAGCTTTAGATGATCTATTGAATAGTTCTTAGCTGTTGCTTCTGGAATGCTCGTTATTGATAGCGATGCCGTAATAGCATAGACCGCCCCTAAACCTATCTTTCGCCTTAGCGAGCTATCCGCATCAGCGGCTCGCTTCAAGCGAAGAGATAGTAACGCCGCTGTCAAATACCGCGCAAGTTTGAGCGTAACCTTGGGCGTGTCCCACAGCCTGTGGATAACGTCTGTGGATAACTTCATGGCTTACCGCCCCAGCCATTACCCTTAAACACGACGCCACCTAACGAGTAAACACGCTTCATCGGAACAGTGCAGTTAGGACAGTAAGGATCTCTGGCCAGTGTGTCGTCGATAGGACGCTGGACTTCTAACTCTTTACTACACACTTCGCACCTGTATTCATAGGTCGCCATGAGCTTCTCCAATTAGTGCCACTGTCATAGTCGAGCAGACGCAGCACTGGATCGTCTTTACATTATCTGGAAGATTATCCGTAATTACACGAATAAGTTGGTCTGTCTCTTTCTTACACATTCGGCAGTTATAGCGCAGCTTGTCCATAGTTGCTCCCTTTTAGATTTTCGATGGGCTGTAGATTCTGTTGCGTTACCCACCATGTCGGCTGCTTGGCGTGTTTGTATCGTGGCCGCTTAGCCATGGCGACGGGTATCCAGCCCGCTAGTCTGTAATTCGGGCTAGTGCCTACGACGAGAACAGCTACATCGCTCTGGCGATCATTCTCGTAGATGATGAGCTGACCAGATTCGTAACGCGTCCACTTGACTTCGATAAAGCTTCCTACATCTGCCGTCTTCTTGAACTGTGACGACCTTGGATCGAAGTTAGTAAAGCCTAAGTAGCGAGCGACTAAGATCTCTGCAACTATTGATTCGGCCACTTGCGCGACGTAATCATGAAAACCGAGTTCTCGATCGTATCGACTAGAAGCGTCTGCCTGACCTTGGATCTGGGCGATTCGTTCTAGAGCTACAGTGTGAGCTAAAACTTTATCCTCGATCGTCGGCTTTATCTTCATCGGCAGACACCACAAAGCCAGATTAACTTCTCTCCAACTTGTCCTTTTGTATAGCCAAAAGCGTCGAGCTTTACGATCTTTGTGCAACCGTCGCACTGCTCTAGCTTGTATTCTGCTATGACTTCGCCATCTTGGAGAAGCTTGCCCATCATCGTTTGAGGATTAAGAAGCTCGATGTAGCTGCTCATTTTTAGACCTGCGGCTTCCACTTGCCATCGCTGGCTAAGACGTACCACAGCGGCGAGCATTGAGTAGCTTTACTCTTCTCGACACAGAACCAGCCGCCCCAAGCTTTACCCGTCTTGGCTTCGCCAGTCTTAAAGATTCGATGGCCATGGCTGCACTGTGGAGCTTCTGGAATTAGTTTTCCGCCCAGCTGCTTAGCGATCTCGTCCATCGATGAGCCTAGACTTGGGATTCCGCTCTGCTCTGCTTCTTCGGCTGTCTTATAACTTGGTACTTCGCCGAACTTGACTGTCCAAGGATCGTAATCATCGGCCGTTGAGTTTGCTACCTTCGCGCTGATCGTCTCGACCTTCTCCATGTCCTGACGTGTAGGACGCTTATCCGCCCCCAGTAGTAGACCAATACAGCGTCCTATCGCGCTCGTGACCGTATCTTCTACATAAAATCGAGCCATCTGGACGTTATACTTCGCGACGTTTCCATAGGCGTAATCTGTAGCTGACGGATAGAGATCTTCGTACTCGCGGAAGATCTGGCACTGGATAAGGACATAACCCTTCTCGGCGTTAAAATCCACGATATTCGTCTGGATTCTAGCTGTAGGGTGTGTAGCCCATAGGCGGGCAATTCTGGCGGCTACGTCTTCGTAATTGTCTAAGAAGCTCATTAGCGGACTTCCCTAGATGCGTGACGTGATACAGCTCGACCGCGCTTGAAACCCTCGCGCTGGCCTTCTCTGTAACCGACTGAATAGCTCATCGCTGCCCATAGAATGCCCGCTATAGCCATAAGGACAAATAGTCCTAGTTCACTTGATGTCATTACTTGCTCCCGATACTGGAAGCGACGTTCGCGCTCCCTATGTAAAGAGTGAAGCAAGAACGGGCATAGGTCAAGATTCCCGCTTATCTGTCGGCGTGTCGATTGGTGTTTTCGGCTTGGACTTTAATCCATTACCTGCCAGAACTCCGCCGAGTGATCCAGTTAAGAAGATCGCGAGAGTCTTTAGAAGATCGATAAATGCTGCATCGTTTGGAGCTTGATTACCTATCGGCTGCGTAACGAAGATAAGCGCGTAAGTAATCCCAAGGGTAACGATTAAGAAGACAGCGGCTAAGGTCGAGCCGATGATAAGAATAAGAGTCGCGTGGACTTCTTCTGGACTACGGCGTCGCGATGGGCTGTGGAGCTTCTTCTCCAAGGACGTCGCTAGTGCATGTTCCAGTAGGGACGCACTGCGGCTCTTGGCATTCTCGCTTCGACCAGTTCTCGTATTCTTGGCATTCATAGCGAACCCAACCCTGATAACCACAAGCGGAAAGCCCGACCGAAAGGACTAAGGCCAGACTTCCCGCGAGTAGTTTCAGAGTCACTTCCCCTGTAACCCGAAAGCTGAATCTTTTGGATTTAGCCAGCGTAGGACTACGGGCAGAACGGCGGCAAGGCCCGCCATGCCGATCGCCTTGGGATCTGTAACTCCAGCCATGTAAACCGCAATTCCCGCAGCTAAGAAGCTACGCGCCCAGCTTGCGAGTAACGCTTTTAAGTTTTCCATCTTTCTTCTCCTTGATCTTCGGCTTGGCTGCCGACTCAGTAGGTACTTCGACGACTGGATAATCGCCAGCGTAAGCTACGAACTTAGGACGTCCGAACCCTACGACTTCTTTACCGCTCCCGAATGCCCGCTCTTTAATCATGACCATGCCGCCGTTACGCTGATCGCCTGTTCCCGATGTATTGCCTTCGATTGTGATAATTGTCTTCGCCTTAACTCCGACGACGATTCCGATGTGGCTAATACGGTCTACGCCATCATGCGGAAAGTCCATAAATGCAAGATCGCCGATCTTCGGCTCTGACTCTACCCAGCGACTTACTTCTTTAAGCTTATGCGCTCCCGCAGCTGTAGAGACCATCGATGGAAGCTTTACGCCCGCTTCATGGAAACACCAATTAACAAAAGATCCGCACCATGGAAGACCGTCAGCTTTTGTAAACTTTCCGTACTTTGTGAGGTTATCGCCTTCTTCAATAGTTCCGACTTCTGCCAGAGCTACTTCTACGACTGCCGCAGCTGTTCCGATTGGGTAAGTCATGATAGAAGTAATTTCGCTTCTTCGGCTGTAATGCCTAGGCGTTCCAGTAGAGCTGCTTTAGCTGTCGCGGCTGCTTCTTGCTTAGCTAATTCTGCGGCTTCCGCTGCGATAAGAGCTTCGACTTTTTCGATCTCTTCTGCCGTCATGTCGCGGGTAACGCTCTCGCCTGTTTCTGCGTTATTTTCTGTAATTGTGTAACTCATGATGTCCCCTAGATTCCGTACACGTAGTAGTTGCCTGAAAGGTTTCCAGCTGTTGCCGTCACGTCGAAGCGAGTAATCGCGTCGGAAATCTGCATTCGCTGTTGATACCAGAACCAATGAGAATTACCACCATTTCGAGCGTTCCAGCCCGTCATCTCGGCTCGTTTCCAACCAGTCGCTCTTGAATAGTCCTGCATTAAAATCTGCGCCGAATTAGTCGTTCCCGTTGTTGCCATGTTATTTCCGATTTTGTTGGCCGTAGCAGCCGCGCTTGCTGCGTCGAATGTATCTGTTCCATCTGTAAAAATAATTCCAGGGTTATAAACGTTGTTAGTGTTGTTGTAAGTAATTGAAATACTTGCACCCGCACTACTTGGAACCATGCCCACAAATAAAATTTTAAGATCGGTGTACGCGGTACTAATTGAACTGACTGTAGTCGTCGTCGATGATAAAGTTCCAGAAGTAATTAAAGTCCAGCCAGAGCTAGGCGTCGCCCACTTTAAGCCAGTAGCAGCCGTTGAATCTGCCGTAAGGACTTGATTATTAGTTCCGACTGCAAGACGTGAGACTGTATCGGCTGCCGTTGCAGCAATTAAATCGCCTTTAGCGTCGACGATTGAAGCTGAAAGTCCAGCTGCCGTCCATGTAAAGTCCATGTCGGTGTTAGAGTTTTTAGCCAGTAGTTGACCAGTAGTTCCGCCTTTAAGATCTAATAAAGACGCGTCGATAGAATCGCCAAGCGTTTCGATTGCTGTCGCTCCGTCTTTAACTAAGTCCGTCGAAGTCGGTACTACCCAGCCGAAGTTAGGTGTGGTCGTTGCCATGTTTTCTCCTTTATGCGACTACTGTCGCTTCTAACCAAGTAAGTGTAGGGCTAAGAGTGTTCCATCTTTCGGAAGCTGGGACGTCATTCCAGCGGAACGCGTCGAGTGAATAAGCGATCGGCGTAACGTAAAGATCGATAGCCAGAGAGTTATAGCCAGCTGAGAATCTCCAGCCTTCGACGAATCCTTGGAAGTTCGATCCCATGTTGGCGGGTAGATCTGTAATGTTTACGGGCATTCCCATAAATACGCCAATAAGAGAGTTACGATCTGAATCGCTTACATTAGGGCTGCCCAGCGGATAACGAATGGACTCGAAGTTAGCTCGCGGATAAGCGCGAAGAGCTAGGTAGAAGTTCGCTTGGCTTGTCGCGTCTACGCCCTTTTCCAATGTCGTAAGAATGTTCTGAGCCAGTGAGCCATAAGTCGCTATAGATGCCGCGTCGCTGGCTGTGTGTTGGTTTCCGTTTTTGTAAGTTATCGTCACTTCATTACGGACATCGCCCGCTCTAGTCGAGATTTGTAATCCACTCGAATAAGCGTCTAAAGCTGAAAGGTCGACGTAACCATTCGCTGCTAGATACTGGCCTCTCCTAGTGCTGTCCGCGTACCCTATTCGGCCTTCGCTGTCTTCATAGATATACCCGAGTCCAGAAGTTGCTAAAGCTGCGACTAAAGAATAAGCATCTGTCACAGAAGAAGTTCTATTATGCAGTTCATAATTCCCTGGGCGATCGATCTCACCGACACCGCTATTCTCCGCGTTAACCCATGTCGTCGTCGGATCGTAATCGGCCCAATGAAGAGCTGCGGGAACTTCATTCCAAGCTCCGTAAAGAATCCCGTCGAGTACGTCGAAGATCTGATCTCCGTCGAAATCTTTAGATAAGACGCCAGTAGTAAGAACTTTCGGAAGACGGGAAAGTGCGCCCAGAGCTGTGATCGTCGTAGTCTGGACGAGTCCGCCAGTTCCCGATCTTTCCACTGTCGTAAGAATGTCGCTGACACTGCCGCCGAAGATGGCTACTGGAGTAGCTGCGGAGTTCTGTACGAAGACAGTTATCCCCGAGTTAATCGCTACAGTGATGGGCGAATCGTCAACGTTTAGAATGGATAAACTACAGTAACCCGCTACCGCTTGCTGATAAATGTCTCGACGACCAGATTCGACGGTTAGATTCGCTAGAGTTATGTTCTTATATTCGACTCCATCGATAAGAACGCTCCAGACGGGAGTCCATAGGGTCATGGTGTTCCGACCAATAATCCAGCTCCGCCAGTTCCGCGAGCCTGTGACTTATTGAGTACGTCGATAATCGTTCTAGCTGCTGATTCTGGATCGCCTACTATTCCCATGTTTACGGTGACGTTATTGTTTGAGACTTGGGCATTACCTTGTGGACCTACGATTGGCGCGAAGCGATCTGGATTAGCTAATCTAAAAAGAAGTGCTTCTTGCTGTCTAAAAGCAGCCTCGGCGTCGCTGATACCAGTAGCGTCGATAATTCCTCTAATCATCTGTCCGTTAAACTCAAAGAATGGATTATTATCTGCGAGTTCTGCTCCCATAAACTCGTTCGCTAAACTGCCTTTAGTTTGTCCAGATGGTGCGAATGTAGAACTTACTCCAGCTTTAAGTGATTTATCATTCCCACCGCCGAATAAGTTAGTGATCGGGTTATCTTTAATAAGATCGATAACCTTCTTCGCTGCGTTGTAAACATTATTTATCAAAGTAACGAACTTTCCAAACGCTGTAACTAAACCGCCGATAAGCGTAGCAATACCTTCGATTGCTACCTTAAATGCTCCGCCTAAAAGTGGAGCGAGATACTCACTAATAAACTTCCAGAGAGATTTAAGGAACTCGATAAATGGCTTTAATTCTTCTGAGTTATCTTGAATCGCTTTTTTAATCGTGTCGAATGCGTTCTTTAGTCCTTCCAGAACTGGCCCTACGACCCGACCGATGGCTGGAATGACTTCTTCGTAAAGGAACTTCCACCATTGAACCAAGATCGGCAAAAGCTCGTCCTTAATGAACTTAAAGATCTGTCCGAATGCTGGCCCTAGTGTCTCGCCTAGATTCTTAGCTACGTCTTGAATGACAGGAATGCCTTTATCGACGAAAGTAGAGATAAGCGGAGTAATGGCATCTAGGACGTACGAACCTACTGTCTCTTTAGCCTCATCGAATGCAACAGTAAGACGCGCCATCTTGCCTTGAAAGGTTTCGGCTTGCTTAGTTGCTTGACCCTCGAAAGTCTTGGCTAGAGCGGCTGTAGCAGCGTCGAAGTTCTTTGACTTAATTATGCTCTCATCAATTCCTACGCCGAGCTTCTTTAATGCGCCTAAATTGCCATCGTGAGCCTTAGCCAAGGCTTCCGAAACTGCGCTTAGATCCTTGCCTGTACCCGCAGCGATGTCTAGAGCTAGAGTCTGGAGACGCTGAGCTTCTTCGACGTCTTTAGTTGAACGAACGAGTCGATCTAGCGACGGACGAAGTTTGTCATCTGTTATGCCATTAGCAAGAGCTGTCTGGGTTATGTAATCTTCTGTAGCCTTGATCTGGGCGTCCGTAGCCCCTGTAACGTTCTGTAATGTAGTCGCTAGCTTGGCCTGAGCCGCTTCGTCCTCGATTGCAGACTTAACGCCCTCGACGAGTAGAACGCCAGCATAAGCAGCCGCAGCCGCTCCAGCTACAGCGAACGCAGCTCCCGCCTTCTTAGCGAAGCCGCCCATCTTAGATCCGAAGCCCTCGACTTCATTCTGCGCGCCTTTTACGCCTTGCTTGAGCTGATCGAAGTCCGCGTCGAAAGTTATCTTTATCTTAGGAATGCCAGCCATTAGTCCAGTCTCAATTCTTTAGCGATCTGCTGAACCATAAGCGAATACTCGCGAGCTACGACTGGGACATAAAAGTCAACCGCTGGAGCGATCCAGTAGCCGCGCTTATTATAAGGAGTCTTAAATCTATTCGTAAATGTTCGGCCGATTGAGTCGACTCCGCCATGAGATCCGTACTCTGTTCCCCAGAGCAGCGCGCCCGCTGGCGCAGCTTGACGGCGAACCTTCGCGCCTTTACCGCTCTTAGAAGCTTCTCCGCCATAAGGACGACCGACCTTCTTAGGGCCACCGATGTCGACGCGAATAAGACGATCGCGTGGAGACTTAATCGTCTGGACTACTAGCTTCGTCTGTGGAGCTGGAGCAGAAAGTCCGCTCATCATGAGCTGGCCAGCTAATCGCGCAGACATAGGCTGCGCTCGATCGCGAACTAGCTGCTGATACTCCGCGGGGAACGAACCGAGTAGCCCGAGAAGATTCTTGAACTCGTATGGATCGACAGTAATGGCATAAGTGCCGCGGCCGCTTTTATCTGCCATTCTGTCTCTCCAAGATCTCTATAGCTGTGAGTAAGTCTTCCGCCGTCTGCCATTCGCTCATAGGGATTCGAGTTGCGATTGCAACCTCGATCCGAATCCGATTTAAGCTTCCGACGCGCCAGCTTTTGGGTCTGACTTCTTACTGTTAATTCCTTCTACAGTTTCTATCCAGATCTCGAATGGCTTAACAGGATTCCCAGCTGCTTCGCGCTTCATAGCGTGATAAGCCAAGAACGTAAGCCCTTCGAGACCTAGTTTAGATTCTGCTTCGTTCACTGTTGCGTTGAACTTGCGTTCCCATTTAACCCATTCTGGAACAGCCGCTACATAGGTAACGACGTCTCCCGATAGGTACTGGACTTCTAGTTCTAGCTTCATTTGTTGCTCCCGATTCTGTTTATTAGCTGAATGTCTCTGTAGGTGTTCCGATAACTGTAAAGCTCATGCTAACAGTTTGAGCGTCTGGCGATGATCCGCCCACGCTTGGAAAGATTGGAAGAATGTTAAAGCTAAAGACTGCGCCTGTTACAGCTGTTAGCGATACCGCGATAGGCGTGTTTGGATTTACTTCTGCAGCTGACCACATAGCTTCGCAGAGTGAATTAGTTGCGCCCCAGTCCGCGAGCATCTCTACGTCGAAAGTCCACTGAGAATCGATCGACTTATAAGCCTTGGAATAAAGCGTGTCGTAAGTTTCGATAGTGACATCGCATGAGAGCGTCGCGCTTGTTGCTTGTTCGTCGTAATTCTTGGTGTCGATCGTCATAGCGAGATCGCGTCCAGTAATGACGGTCGTTGCCATTTTTTTCTCCTTAGTTAGTTTGTGTGTAATAGGTCGAAAGCTGAATCTCACCCGCGAGAATCTCCGACGCGCCTATCGTTAACGGAATCGGATTCGATACGTCTCCGACTTCATACCCTGACGGAACGGCCGCCAGAATGCTAATTACGAGCTTCTCCCAGTTATCGAGTGCGCTCTGATTATCGTAGATCGCTACGCCTACGCTTACTACTAGATTTACTTTTAGCTTTACGTTCGACTTACCCAAGAACGTCGGCTGTAAATACGGAACGCTCGGAGTGACGGCCGCGAATGGCACGATCGGAGCTTCTGGAACTGAATCGTAAGTGTTAGCCGCTACTCCTTGTATCGCTGTCTTTAGCGGAGTACGGACGCTCGTAAGAATAGAAGAAGCTGGCACGTTAGCCGCCGATCATTACGTCGACATCTATGTAATTACCTAAGAGGCCGATTACACGATTCTGGAGACTGCGGCCCATTCTGTAGGGCGAACTCTGGAAGTCCACGCCTTCGATCTGACCGCCCGCAGCTGTGCGAGATTGGAAGACTTCGATGGATACGGCGTAGATAGCGGACTCGATCGACGCGTTTCCGACGTAGAGAGTCGCAGCTGAATAACCGCTAAGTGTTGCCATGCCGTTCGGGATAATCTGGCGACGTGTTACGTTCGACGATGTAAGAGCGGCAGAGAATGAAGAATCTGTAACGACTGTAAGAGTGTGAGTGGCTGTAAATGGAGCTGGAAGTCCTGTAATGACGATCGACTGTCCTACGACGAAAGGGTGCGTACGACGAGTAAAGAATGTCGCGACGTTAGTGTCTAGCTCGTACTCGATTACAGCTGTCGAGTTCTGAATAAGCAGCGGAAGAATAACTTGCTCCGCTGTGTCGATGATGTCGTTTAAGTAAGCGTCGTCGTAGAGAGAAGAGCTAACACCTAAGACGGATCTTAGCTGTGCAGCTGTAATGATGTTAGGCATTAGCCCTTCCCTTCTACTGCTCGCCTAGCTCGGGAGCGAACTAGGCG